GAGAGCTACAACAAGCCTTTGAAGATAACCCAGAGTTCGATTCAATAACTCTAGATGTGAAATAAACCAACGGCTCGCACCTTCACCGGTGCGGGCTTTTTTGGTAGACAAGGCTACGTTTTTTCTGTAGCATTCAAACGAGACTGCCGGGCGATGCCGCCAAGCGATACCGCCAGCAGCACAACAACTAACAGGGGGTGCAATGGTCTCGATCTAGCTTCGGCTAGAGACGGAGGTTCAAATCCTCCCACCTCCACCATTTAATAAACACTAACAATAAATCAATATGTATTCCGAATCAGCACGCTCCGCACTGGCTTTCTGCCAGTCCATGACAGAAAAATATCACGAACTGCTCAAGACAGCAGACATAACCGATGCCGTAGAACGTAGACCCAACAGGCAAAAAATTTGCGTCGATCCAGAGGCAGAGGCTAACTGGTTATCACTGATCATTATGAGAATCGAGCAGAAGAAAATGAGTTGGAGCGAAGCTGCACTAGGGACTCCGTGGCAGGGTAGGCCAGAGGCACTACGTCACTTGGCGGTCAGGCGCGGAGTTTATAGCACTAAGATGCTAAGGGCAAAGAAGGCTAAAGATACCAAGAGAATAAACGATGAAGCCAAGAGAGTAAACAAGCTAGTCCTTCGCGGTCACGGAAAATTAAAAGACCTCATAAAGGATAGCACGATAAGCATGAATCAATATTACGCTGCCAAAGGAAGATTGAATTTACCTCATACTGACAAGCGTGTAAGATAATTAAATATCTTTGAACTTGAATCACTTACCAAACTTCTACTTGACATAAAAGCTAGGGTATTCTTATATGGAATAAGATGTAAGTTATGTTAATCGTATGCTTTACCATGTTACTAGAATGATCCACCATGTTACTAGAATTTTTCTGCACAGTTTTAAGTGAAGCTGTGCCTACATAAAACCAACTAACTAAACATATGAAAATAAAAATACACACGTATCCGAATGGGCCAGCCATAGGCTTGCCACATGATGAAATCGTATCAGCCGTGGGACTCCGTGGCAGATTCTCTGATGCTCGCATCGGACAACTAGAAGCTGGGGATCAGTATATTATGCCGATCCAGACGGAGCTAGAGCCTCGCACTGACACGCAGCTACTTGCTTTGATGGGGCATAGACATTTGTTTCCGTGCTACGTGGACAACATAGTTAAATCGGGACAAAGAACTATAATAATTATGAACGGTGACGGAGCGGAAATATGCAAGCACGAGTATGATACAAACGAATGCTCTGACCTTGATGCTCTCCGCGATGGACTTAACTTCATCCTCGATCAAGAGGAAATATGAGTCACTTCTACAACTGCAAGAACCCATCGGAGCCTCAGTTTGAGGCCGAGGTGGGGACTCCTGCACAGGCTCGTAAAATTGGAGCAGATGTTTACCCGTCGGTCACGACGGTGCTAGGCATAGTCAAGGACTCCTTCCTTGATGAAGTCTACAAGCCAAAGATGATGACGGACTTAGCCAGAGAGCATCCAGACTTGCCTTGGGCTAATCTTACAGAAATGGTTTACGGGACTAGACCGCACCCTAAAGATGGAGAGTTAATTCCATCGCATGAGTTCGGCACATCAGTTCACGGAACTATCGAGCGTATGATAAACCATCACGTTCTGGGCATTGACGAACACCCTGGCAAGTCATGCTGGGACGCATGGGCTTCTCCCTTTCTGGATTGGATCAATGACAACAATGTCCAAGCCTTGGGCTGCGAGAAGGTAGTCAGTCACGGCGGCATCAAGATTGCCGGATCCGTTGACTTCGTGGGCATCAAGGACTCCAGAATCTTTCTCGCGGACTACAAGTGCCGTGTAAACACCAAGGGCAAGGCTAAACGATACCAGAAGGACTGCTGTCAACTAGCCATTGAAGCATACATGCTGATGCACCTACAAAGATTACCTTACCTTCCTAAGATTAGATCCGTTATCATTGACTGCGATACCGCAAAGCATATTCACTACGAGTGGACGGACGAGGAGAGCCATTGGGGTATCCGCGTAGCCAAAGCTGCGGCTAACCTTTACTGGATGCTACGAATGCAACCCGCTGTAAAACAATAATTATGAGCAAAGAAACGAATCCAAAGGATGCCTGTGGAATCAAGAAGGTTCCAATCTCAGGTATGCCAGTCAACGTGCTACTTGAGGCTGGCCTAGTTAAACTTCACGGTGACCTAAAGTATGGCAGATTTAACTGGAGGGATGCAGGGGTTCGCGGCTCCGTGTATTACGATGCCGCGTTCCGACATCTAGCCGCATGGTATGAGGGAGAGGACAACGATCCAGACTCAGGGTTGCATCACATATCTCACGCAATTACTGGACTCATAGTTCTTAGGGATTCAATCATGAGGGGCAACTGGACGGACGACAGACCACCGCCAACCCCAAACATCATCAAAGAATATAATGAAAAGGCATTAAAAATAAGAGATGTTTATACAAAAATGGGATCACGAAATGATTGAGATTAATTTAACCGACGACGAAGTCATGATGTGCCAACACGTAGGACATTTACGATCCGTCTTGTCCAGGGGCAACAAGGTCAAGGACATGAAGCGAACCGACATGGCCGGCCTAGATATAGATGCCCAAGGTGTCACCGCTGAGTACGCGGTAGCCAAACATTTCAATGTATTTTTTGACCTAGGTCTTAGCCCTCGTACTGGGTCAGCCGATGGAGTGATGAACGGTTACTCCTACGATGTCAAAAGCACTCACCACGCCCTCGGAAAGTTACTAGCAACCCTCAAGGACAACCCCGATGTAGATATGTATATCATGTGCATCACACCGGATCGTTGGACAGTAAAGATGGTTGGATGGTGCTGGAAGAAGGAACTTATAAACAAAAATAACATAAAGGATCTGGGTTACGGAAAGGGTTACGCACTTGAGCAGAGCCAACTCCGTCCCTTCAAAAAATAATATGAGTATGTCACAAGTAGAAAGTAACGTCGAAAGAATACAGACTAGGATCGATATGATCCGACAGGAATCACGGACTCTGTCCTTCAGAATCGAAAGGATGTTGGAGCAGCGTAAGAACTTAACTCAGGAGAAGAATGCCCTAAAGAATTTACTCACGGAGCTAGATGTATCTTCCACAAAATAAACTCAAGGACTGGAGGGCGGAACATCAGCCCAAGACCTGTCCGCTGATACTACGCAAGACATCGGACTGGGTGGTGGATCACTGCCATCAATCCGGTATGGTTCGGGGTGTAGTATCAAGAGTTGGCAACGCTTTGCTGGGTAAGATCGAGAACTTTGCTTACCGCAGATGCAAGATCAGTCACAGTCATTTACCTACCGTGCTACGAGGCATAGCGGACTATCTGGAGCAGGAGCAACTGGATGTATTGCACCCAGTAGGACTGACTCAGCTATGTAAAAAATTTAAAGGCTTGACATCCGAAAAACAAAAAGCCATTTTAGTTGATCTAGGGGCAAAACGAAAACAACTCATGGAATGTTCTAATGCCCCAGAACGAACCAAACTATTCCGTGAACTAACTAAACATAAACATGGATAAAAACATACGTCAAAAACTACAGGGGATACAATCCTCTTTGAAGGCTCCAAAGGGGCAGACTAATAAATTCGGTGGATACAAATACCGATCCTGTGAGGACATCCTTACTGCATTGAAGCCTCTGCTAGCCGAGTGGGGTTGCTCTCTAACTATCACCGATTCCATTATTGAAGTTTCAGGGCGTATTTACGTCAAGGCTTTGGCCACTTTACTTGATAATGATAGTGATAACGGAATACCAGTTGCGGGTTTTGCCCGTGAAGCTGAGATAAAAAAGGGTATGGACGAAGCGCAGATAACTGGTTCTGCTAGTTCCTACGCCCGCAAATACGCACTCAACGGACTCTTTGCTATCGATGATACAAAGGACGCTGATGCTACCAACGATCACGGCAAGAAGCCAATAACACCAAACAAGAAGCCAAGTCCGTTAGCTCATGCTGACACGGACTTTGATTTCTAATAACGCATAATACAATGCCAAAATACAATAACGAAAACACAGGGGTGCTATTCCCCGAAAGTAACCGTGAGTCCGATTCATCGCCTCACGCCACAGGAACACTAGAGGTCACCGCACCGGGCAAATACCGTGCGGCGGCTTGGAAGAACCAGAGCAAGTCTGGCCCTGTAATGAACCTCCGCTTGACTCGTCTCGATGAGGACAAACAGCCCGAGCAATACCGCAGAAGCGGTATCCCGAACCAACCCGCAGCGGCTCCCATCGGGGACGATCCCTTTTAAGGTTGATTGGTTGTCAAGGGGAGGGGGTAACACCTCTCCCCTTTTTATTTCTTAAAACATGAACCTACAAAAACAAATACCATGAACGAATTATTACAAGGATACATTGACGCGGGAGAACCGCTACTAAAAATGGACGGCTTTGATGATTGCATTGCAGGGGTCGTAGAAAGAATAGGACAGGATCCTATCATATGCTACGACAAGGCGAAGGTCATTAACCAGATGATTGACGATGGCATGACTCAAGAGGAGGCCGTCGAATACTTTGAATACAACCAAATAGGAGCTTGGGTAGGTGACAGGACGCCCTGCTTCCTCATATCACAAGCATGAAGCAACTAGAAAAAAGCCTTCTGGGGACAATCCTGAAGGCTGAGATAAACGATGGCTGCAATGCGCTACTGAACGAAGCAAAGGAGTCCGGCATCAACGCTGACTTCTTTACGGCTCACGACACTCAAACAATGTGGGAGGCAATGTGCAAACTGGACTCCAAGGGTGTGATCCTTGGCACGATGTCCCTGTTCACGGATCTGTCTAAGGGTCAGAAGGGACTCGATGCTAACTTAGTCTGGTCCACGCATGACGCAGGACTTAGCGAGTTGCAGTTCAAGGGACTCATAGATGACATGGTGGAGTACAGGAGGGTAAGGACTCCGAAGAGATTCTTACCTCTATACAGGGTCAGTGCGACTCCATATCCTCCTTGACTCCTACAAGAGATACCCTACAAACTATTGTTGATCAAACATTTAAGGATGTTATAGGTAAAGTAGATTACTCTCGATACCTGCGGACTGGCATTCAATCCATTGACGATGTCCTTTACAGAGGTGGCTACGGATCAGGTCAGCTTTGCGTCCTAGCTTCACGGCCAGGGTGCGGCAAGACTGCCTACGCCCTGAACTTCTTGAAGAACGTATGCACTAATGGCAACGGCTC